TACTACATTTTATGGGCAAAAAAGGTACGCAAGCAGAGACAGTTGTCAGGGCTCAACGGTTCGCTCGGATAATTGCTAACGGTGGTCGTCGCTCCGATTGCGTTCGTTATGCCTCGGAAAATTGGGGGGTGGGAGAAAGAAGCGTAGATAAGTATTTAGAGATAGCTAGAGACGAGCTGAAGAAAGATTGGGATATGGAACGACCTCAGATGATTGCTGATCTTTTGGCTCAATGTAGCACCTTACAGATGGAAGCTAGAAGGTCCGGTCAATATCACATTGCTCTTGGTGCAATCAATACTGCTGCTAAACTTGCACACTTGGTCTCATGAGTCTCTTAGAAACTGTCTCGCAAGGCCATGTTTTATTTGAAGAAGGCTTTAGTTATATTCCCTCGTCAAAAGATGTAATAAAAAAAATAAAAACTAAGCTGCTTCCTCATCAAGCTTCTTTCTGTGATGATACGAGCCATCGCAAACTTGCACTCGTTTGTGGTTTCGGTGCTGGCAAAACTTATGCTTTGGTTTCAAAAAGTATTATTCTTGCTTGCATGAATGTTGGACATATATCTGCCATATTTGAACCTACAAGCCCAATGCTCAGAGATATTTTGATGCGAACAATGAACGAGCTTCTTGAGGAGTGGGAGATACCTTACACTTTCAGAGCTTCTCCTTTGCCAGAATATCAACTTACCTTTGAAGAAGGAACTCATACGATCCTATTAAGAACCATTTTGACTTATCAAAGGCTAAGAGGACAGAACCTTTGTGCGGTTGGATTTGATGAGGCTGACACCGTGAATAAAAGAGACGCAGAGCAAGCGATGAACATGGCTCTTGCAAGATTAAGGTCAGGCAATATTCAGCAGTTTTATGCAACAACAACTCCCGAAGGTCATGCTTGGGCTTTTGAGACTTTTGAAAAGAATGCAAAGGAAGATACAAGATTAATAAAAGCAAAGACAAGTGATAATCCTTACTTGCCAGAGGGCTTTATCGATTCTCTTTTAGAAAACTATCCACCGCAACTAATCCAAGCCTATCTCAATGGAAACTTTACAAATCTTACGACTGGGGCTGTATATTCAAGATTTGATCGCAACAAGCATCTGGTTGACAATATTCCGTTTGACATAAAAATGGAGACGCTCTTAATTGGAATCGATTTTAACGTGATGAACTGTAACGCAGTCGTAGCAGTCAAAGACGGAGATAAATTGTTTGTGATCGATGAAATAACGAAACAAAACGACACCGATGCACTGGCTCAAGAAATCAAAAGAAGGTATCCTAACAACAAGATTTTAGTTTACCCAGATGCTAGTGGTGCTGCCAGATCAACGATCAACGCTTCAAAGACAGATATTGCAATTCTCGAAGGCTACGGTTTCTCAAGCATGGCATTACGCAGTAACCCACCGATCAAAGACAGAGTTCAAACCTTACAAGCACTCTTGGAGAACAGCAAAGGATGGGTGCGTTTGGCGATTTATGCCAGTTGCAGACGCTTGATCGAATGTTTAGAATTGCAAAGCTATGATGAAAAAAGTGGAGATCCAGACAAGCAGAACGGATATGATCATCTCAACGATGCGTTAGGATATCTTGTGTATAGAGAATTTAATATTATTCATGCACGAGCAGGTCGTCGAACTGGAATTAGAATATATTAAAAGTAATGATACTATGAGGAAAAACCGTGTATAGCTCACTAGATATTTACAATCAGCCTGTAACTTTAGCTCCCACAACGGTTGCTTCTCCCAATGCTGCTTATCAAAGGATGGCAAATTTCTGGGGTTTAATTGAGGATTTAAAAGAAGGAACTTATAAAATACGAAGCGAACATAGAAAATATTTACAACAAGAACCAAGAGAGACTGATGATGCTTACGATTCGAGGCTGGCAAGATCTACGGTTGTTCCCTATCTGCAAAGAATAGAAAAAATGCTGTCGGGAATGTTGGTGCGAAAGCCTGTCCGACTTGACGATGTTTCTGATTTAGTTAGAGAGCAGCTTTTTGATGTTGATCTTGAGGGTAATGATTTAAATGTTTGGTTATATCAAACTGCAAGAACAGCCATTTCGTTTGGCCATGTCGGTGTGCTTGTTGACGCACCAAAAGAAGGAGAAAAGGCAAGACCTTATTGGGTGACTTATTCACCAAGAGATATTCTTGGCTGGAGGACTGAAATTGTTGAAGGTACAAGGCAACTGACTCAACTAAGATTGATGGAACAAGTGGTGGAGTCTGATGGAAAATATGGTGAAAAGTTGGTGAAACAAATCCGAGTTCTTGAGCTTGGTCGATATGAAATACACCGTAAGGATAAGAAAGGCGAATATAAATTAGTTGATGAAGGAGAAATGAGCATCAAAGATAAGATTCCGTTTGCTGTTGCCTATTCAAACCGAGTTGGATATTACGAATCACGCAGTCCTTTATACGATATTGCAGAACTAAACCTAAAGCATTATCAAATACAAAGCGACCTTGATAATATTCTTCATATCAGTTCTGTTCCTTTGCTTGCTGTTTTTGGTTATCCAAACGCAGATGAGATAACAACAGGTCCAAATGAAGCATTGTCTTTGCCACCAGAATCAAGACTTGAATATGTATCTCCATCAGGCGACAGCTACGACAGTCAGTTTAAAAGACTTGGAGATATTAAAGATCAAATAAATACTTTGTCTTTGGCTGCTGTTCTTGGTCAAAAGTTAGTTGGAGAAACTGCAGAAGCAAAGCGAATCGATAGATCGCAAAACGACTCAACGATGATGGTTATTGCACAACAGATGCAAGACTTAATTGATAACTGTCTTAAATTTCACAGCGAATATTTAAATGAACCAAACGCAGGGAGTTCTTTTGTTAATAGAGACTTTGTTACCGCAAGGCTTGAGCCAGCAGAAATTGACAGCCTTCTTAAAATATATGCTGCAAATGGCATCAGCCAAGAGAAACTTCTTGAGCAACTTGCAAGCGGAGAGATACTTGGAGATGACTTTGATATTGAAGAAGAATTAGAAAAAACGCAGTCGGGTGGGTTGATCGAGATGAACCCAGAAAGTGAAGCAGCTTAATAAATGGCAGTTCCAGAGGCTTTTTACAGAGAAGCTATAGACCTCAACAGATATAGCAACAAGGTGCAATTTCAAGTTGCCTCCCAATTTAATGAAGTCATCCTTGATGTTCTCAGGCAAATAAGAGACTTAGAAGGTAACAGTCCAGCAACAACTGCAAGACTTAGATCAATATTGGCTCAAATGGTTGAGAGTCTGAAAGGCTGGGAGAATGAAAGTGCCGTTTACATGATTGATGAACTTCAAAATTTAGCAGAGTTTCAAGTTGGCTTCGTGCAAGATCAACTTCAACGTGTATTACCAAAAGAAGAGTTTCAAGTAAACACTGTTGCTGTTTCTCCTGACTTTGCGAAATCAGTTGTAACCAGAGATCCAACCGCTTTGACGATCCGTTTGCGTGATAAAGATGGAGTATTTAGAACTGCACAGTTTGCTTTGACTGCCAAAAGAGGATCAGATATATCACTGCCAAATGGAAAGACTGTAAAAAAAGCTTTTAGAGGTATTGCTGATGATTCTGCTTCAAGACTTTCCAAAGCAATCCGACTTGGTGTTTTGGAAGGAGAATCTTTACCAAAAATTGTCAGAAGGCTTAAAGGTCCTAATTTAAGTTTTGTTGGTAAACCTCAAAATGCAATTGCTTTAAATTCAGCTCTAAAAGATTCAGAGGGAATGCTTTTGTCAAACAAGCAAATCCAAACTGTCGTCAGAACAACCGTTAATCAAGTGCAAAATGCTGCGAGTCAGGCTGTTTATGCAGCAAACAGCGATATCACTGGCAGATATCAATATGTTGCAACTCTAGATGCAAGAACAAGCTCTATCTGTCAAAGGTTAGATGGCCAGTTGTTTAAATATGATCAAGGTCCTGTTCCTCCTCAACATTTCAATTGCAGATCCACCACTGTTCCAATTATTGATGACGACGATCTTGCTAGAGCCTTTCCAAACACAAGACCTTCTGCAACTGGTCGTGTTCCGCAAGATACAAACTATGCAAACTGGCTAAAAGATAATCCTGATATCCAAGACAAAGTGCTAGGCAAAAAGAAAAGATATTTTAATTTTTTGATGAGTCCTAAAAGAGGAAAGAAACAACTAAACGCAACAAATGCATTAAAAAAAATTATTCGAGAAGATGGAACGGAGTTAACATTAAAACAACTAGCCAAACGATATC